ATGGAAGATTTACTTTTCTTCGATATTGAGGTTTATAAGCATAATTCATTCGTTGTTTTTAAAAACATTGATAAAGAAACAGTAGGTATTTTCACTAATAATGAGAAATTTGAAGGACTTCGTAAGTTCATCAAAGACAAAACTTTAATAGGATATAACAATCATTACTATGACAACAAAATATTAAGAGCAATGGTAGATGGTAAAGAACAAGCCAAAATCAAACAAATTAATGACAACATTATTTCTGGCGAATACGTAAATTATGCTAGCATACCTAATACTACTTTTGATTGTTTTCAGCAAATAGATGTATCAAATCCTTCACTTAAGAAAATAGAAGGTAATACTGGTCGAATGATATTAGAAACTGATATAGGTTTTGACATCGATAGAGAACTTACTGATGAAGAACTAGAACAAGAAATGAAGTACTGTGCTTACGATGTTGAAAACACAATAGACGTATTTAAAGAACGTAAAACTAACTATTTTGATATTAAAGAAAACTTAGTAGAGATGTTAGGTGATAAAAAAGCTTTAAAATGGAACACTACAACAATATCTTCAAACATTTTATTAGGTGATATGAAACCTACAACTATGTGGGGAAATATCGAATATTACTTGCCTGAAGGTATCTTTAACAACGTACCCGAAAACGTAAAAGACATGTGGACATCAAAGAAATCGAATAAGAAATCAATTAAAATAGAAGATTTTGATTGTGAAGTAGAATTCGGTTTCGGAGGCCTTCATGGTGTGCATAAGCACATTTACAAAGCCCATGATGTAAAACTTTTAGATGTCGCTTCAATGTATCCGCACATTATTTTAAATATTAAAGCATTACCTGATAAAGCACTCAAAAAATACGAAGAAATACTAAACGAACGTATCAAAATCAAACATGTAGATAAGAAAAAATCAGACGCTTTAAAACTCATTTTAAACAGTGTCTACGGTAATCTTAAAAACAAATACAGTGCTTTAAGAAACGATAACGCTGCATTAGCTGTCTGTGTCTATGGTCAAATTGCTTTATACACACTATGCAAAAGACTTTCAGAAACATGCACTATATTGAACATCAATACAGATGGTGTGGCTTTCACCACTGATTCTGAAGAATATAAAAAAGTTTGGAAGGATTGGGAACAAGAATTTAATCTTACACTCGAAGAAGATAAATTCAAAACACTTATCCAAAAAGATGTTAACAACTATATCGCTGTTGAACCCAACGGTGCGATCAAAGTCAAAGGTGGAGACGTTAATAGGTATCACAGTGATGCAAAATTTAAAAATAATAATGCTCGAATTTTAGATATCGCACTTGTAGATTACTTAGTTTATAACAAATCTCTTATTCAAACTTTACAAGAATATAGAAATCAACCTCACTTATATCAATATATTTTACAAGCCGGACGAACATACAAAGGAACATATGATAGCAATGAGGAGAAACTACAAAAGGTTAATCGTGTTTTTGCTGCCATGCAATTTGGTGAAGCATACAGATTATACAAAGTGAAAGAAATCGATAATCAAGAATCTTGGGCAAGGTTCCCTGATGCACCCGAAAATATGAAAGTTTGGAATCATGAAATATACGACAATGAAGGTAATTCACTTATACCCAACTTTGAGAAATTTATAGATATTAATCATTACTACCAAATACTCGTGAAAAAACTAGAACGATGGAAAGAACCTGTATAACAATCTTATTTGAAAGGAGAGTTCACATTGTATGTAGAATACAAAGACGACAACTCAAAACACGCAACAAATGATGCTGATGTGAGTGAATTCTCAGATAGTTTCAGAAATGCTGGTTGGTTATTAACTGATAATGATCTTGTTGTAGATATCGATAATCTACCTAAAGAAACTATTAAAAAAATGCTTAAGACATTCAACATTAATACCCAAACCGTTTGGACTGATAGAGGTGTACATCTTTACTTCAAAAAACCTGCAACTTTTAGAGGGGCGGGTGCGGTCACGCCACTTGGTTTTGAAGTCGAGTACAAACATTTGAAAAATACTAAATCGGTCACAATTAAACGTAAAGGTGAAATGAGAAACATTGAGAATCAAGGTGTTAGAGAAGCCTTACCATTCGTGTTATCGAATTCAGTTAGCAAATTAGATTCACTGTTAGGACTTGAAGAAAATGATGGACGTAATCAAAAACTTTACAAGCATAAAATGAAGCTTAACCGACACAAGTATACAGATGCGATACTAGCATTTATTAATGATTATATATTTGCAGAACCAATGGAACAATCAGAATTTGAAACTGTATCTCGTTCAAGTGATTCAGGTTCAACAGATCAAGACGAACATTACGCTAAAGCAACAGAGATCATGAATATATTTCAAACAGTTATTTATGGTGACACCTTGTACTTCAAAGATAACGATGGTGAATTTACAGACGATACAGCTATTCTTAGGCAACATATTTTCAGATTATCAGGACCTAAGAAAACTAACTTTATAGACGAAGTCATGAAACAAGTTGAATATCGTAGTCATCGCATTCCATCTGATACTGTGTTTCCTATTAGATTTAAAAATGGAATACTCCAAGATGGTGAGTTTATTCCAATTAATTACCAAGAGTTTACGCCATACATCATCGACATTGAGTATGATCCAGAAACTAAACCTGTTAAAGAAGTTGATGAATATATAGACCTGCTTACAAATCAAGATGAGGGATATAAAAAACTCTTACATGAAATCATGGGACATACTTTAATAGTTAATCCAGAGTTTAAACGGCTTATGGGTAAGTTCTTCATATTCGTTGGAGACGGTGGGAATGGTAAAGGGACTTTACTTACAATAATACGTTCCATATTAGATAGAAAGAACGTTACAGGTCTTTCGATACGCAACATGGCGGATGAAAGATATTTTACAACAATGAAGGGCAAACTTGCCAATCTTGGTGATGATATCCAAGACGAACCTATTAATAATGACCAAATGAAATTACTTAAGAATATTTCAACTTGTGACTATGTATCGATGCGTCAGCTTTATAAACAATCAGAGGACGTCGAACTAACTTGTACATTAATTTTCACATCGAACCATATCTTGAAATCTTTTGAAAAAGGTGCTTCATATAAACGTCGAGTACTTTGGCTGCCGATGTACTCAAAACCAACTAAGAAAGATCCTAAATTTATTACAAAACTAACAACACCAGCAGCAATGAAGTACTGGATTAAGCTGATCGTAGATGGATACATGCGACTTTACAATAACGTTGAGTTCTCACAAAGCCCAAGCGTCAATAAATTTAATCAAGATTACCATAATGAAAATGACACTTCAGGTTTATTTTTACAGGACTTTAAAAAAGAAGACATAGAAGGATTAAGACCGCCTGAAATTTACGACCAGTATGAAGTGTTTTGTGAAGAAAATGGTATAAACGTTATGAGTCGTAAACAATTCCAAGCAAACATAAAAGAAGATTTTAATTTAATGCCGAAACCTATTAAAAAGAACGGCAAAACAATGAGAGCTTATCAGGAGGTATAAACAATGAAAGTATCGATCAAAGAAATAGAAGATATATATAACATTATTAAACATTGCAAAATTGTATTTGATAACACTATTACAATGGAAGATTTTGAAACTGAAGATGAATTTATCAAAGCTTACCAAGAAGGTGCAAGAATTGAACTTAGTGAATATGCGGACCATGAATATATTGATTTGGGGTGAATGAAGTGCCTAAAGTTCCTTTCAATGAAGTGATGAAAAAAGTAAGAGAACGACACAGTTTAACACAACAAGATGTGAGTATTAAATCAGGTTTAAGTTTAAAACGAATTCAATGTATAGAAAAAGGTGAATACTATTTTACCGGTGTTCATCAAATTGCAAATTTATGTGAAGCATTACAAATGGGTAAGTTGGCTAAGAAAAGATGGGTTTATGAACTTAGTGAATATGTAAAAATACCCGAATACATTTATTCTCCACATCAAAGAGATAAAAATTCTTAGGGTCGTTACATTTTTGAAAACATGTCGACCTTACTCTCCCAAGGGGTAGAGAGATTTTACTGTTGACCGTTACATCCCGGTTACATGGTTTTTTGAGAAATGTAACCGTCAAAACCCTTGGGAGAGTAAGAGTTTAGGATATTTTGTTTAAAAGTTACGTCAAATAACGCTCAAGATTTTTTCTCAGAGAATATAGACACAAAAGTTACGTCTCTCTTTATAGAAATACTTTTAACTTTATAAAAGATATAACTATATAACTAAAATAATATATCCCTTGGGAGAGTAAGAAAGTAAGAGTTACAAAAAGGTTACATTGCGTTACATTTTTAAAATTTATGTAACCTCTTCTCTGAATTATTTAATAATTGTCCTTGGAAAAGAAGGTGATCTAAATGAATGAAGAAACGTTAAAGATTAAATACACGATTGAGTATGAAAGACAATATACATTTCCTGCAAAAAATGGTGAACCAGATAGCGATATAGAACATAGAATATCAAATCATATATTTACAAATTTAGACGATTATACAGACGAAAATTTATTTAGAGATGTAAACGACGTAAAAATTATAGATAGGGGTTATTGAGATGGTCAAAACAATCAGAGTACACGACGCAATATATGAAATCAAAGGTGAGAACTACGAGTTAGCAGAGAAGTTGGATATATCAGATGGTTTATTAAGAGGTCGACTGTTGAAAGGTTGGTCGTTAGCAGAAGCTTGCCAGGTACCTAAAGGCATTGACCCTAAAGATTTGGTTTATATTAACTATGCCAAACAGTATGAAGCAGATAACACACAAGCGAAGATTAATTACAGAGAAGAAAAGCACAAGGAAGAACGTCCTTGGCTATACGATGGTACGCCACAAAACCATGACAGAGGTGAGTGGTGCCAGTATTTAATGGAAACAAGTATCTTTCCTAAGGCGGTGCATTAGATGAAAATCAGTGATTTAAAAATAGGTAACTACGTTGTTGTGAATGACTTAGGTGCAGGTAAGTATAGCAGTGGCATGCGTGTGATAGGTAGAGTGGTTGAGATTGATCCTTGTGGTAATTCTGCGATTATCGAATCGCTACCTAAACACAGATATGAAATCACAGACTTCAACGACTTTGAGTTGTGGACGAAAGAGATAGCAGATAAGACGGAACATATTGGCTTTGATAAAGAGAATACTGAGAAATCTCGAAAATTATTATCCAACGACGTACAACAACGTAAGCGTAAGGATGAAAATGTAGCGTTATTTAAAATTAAAGATTTAAAAGTCGGTTACAAAGTCAAAATGCTAGATGATGATATGACAGGTGAAATTTCTGAAATAGCCGATAATGGTAAATCTGCTGAAATAAAAGTAGGTGATGGTGTGTATAGAGTTATCAATGATAATAATGATTTCACAATAACAGAGTGGAATGCAGTGCCAGAATATACAGAGGACACAGTCAACCACCCATCACATTATAACTATGGTGATATAGAAGTTATAGATTACTGTGATCAAGTGTGTAAGCAATATCCACCAGAGTTAGCACCTTATGTGTTTAATGCAATTAAGTATTTGAGTAGAGCAACTCATAAAAACGGTAGTGAAGATATAGCGAAAGCAAAATACTTTGTACAACGACTATTTGATAAGTGGGATGTGAAGTAGATGAACTACTTTAAACACAAATACTACTTAACACATAACAATATACGAGTAGCACATGTTCATATATTAGGTAATGAATATAAAGTATGTGGACACTATAAACGATTTGCTCAATTTAAACGTCGTACTTTTGATAAAGCAGGATTTGAAGAATTTATACAAAAGAATAATTTGGTGATAGAGCTATGATCCTATCCGACACTATCAAAGTTAAGTACAAAATAGATACGAAAGGCAGAAATACTGTCGAAATGGCAAAGCTACTAAGAGATTACGGAGTTCGTGGGTTCTTATACTCGATTAATCCACGTAGCATTGTCATGGCAGTGTTACCAGAGGACAAGGAATATAACAGGAAAGTATTAAATGGGATAAAGGAGTGATAGCGATTGTCCGTAAATGAATTAAAAAACATGCTAAATGATATCGGTCTGTATGTTGATGTGGAAATTAAGAAACGTAGTGAAGTCAATCCTTTTGAAACAGAAACATATCAAGATGACACAGTTTTTGAAGGTAATTCATGCAACATTAAAAATTGGCCAATATTCAAAGTGTGGATTAACAAGTCTAACAAAGTAACTATAAAAACCAGAGGCGTACAAAAGAGCTTTGATATTCAAAGTAAAGATGAATTGAAGCGAGAATTAAAAGGATTTGAAATTATATAAAGGAGTGATGACGAGTGAATATTGTAGATATTATTTATAAAGGTTACAAAAACATGGACGCTGATTTGAATATGAATAGAGCTGTATTTAAAAAAGATACTTTGTTAATTGTATCAGCAATCATTTGGGGAACGCTTGAAATTAAGAAAGTTATTAAAGGTAAGGAGTGTTAATTATGAATTCAGAAACGAAATTTCATGTCAGCGTTATGGATGCAAGATTGAAGAAAGTGAAAAAGCAACGTGACCAATACAAACAAGCGTATCAGCACTGTGTAGATGACTTAATCGTCTTGCGTGCGAATAATAAACGATTGGAACGGGAGAATGCAGAACAACTCGCATTACTGAAACAGTTTAGAAAGCTCATAGATTATAAATTAACACTGCATCAAGGCAGTTCAATGTATAGAGAATATCGAAGTAAGTTAGATCAGTTGGGGATTAAGTAGGATGGCCAAATCAAAATACTACTCAACTAAACAAATCAGAGAAATCATAAATAGTTATCAAATATATGAAGCACATATTCATAAAGAGGTGTTAGAGAGATTAAAGCAAGAATTTGGATATAAGGAGCGTGTTTAGATGGCGTATGAGAATAAAATAGCTATTGAAAGTTGTATTAAAAAAGTGCATGAACAACAGGGAACTACAGAAAAAGTTCAACAAATTATTAATGAGTTAGAAATGGTATATCGCAAAGCAAAGGCGTATGACAAATTAGTTGAATTCTATCCACAAAAAGATGAAATACCAAGCGATGAATTTTTTATGATGATGGGATATATCATTAAGGAACTCACAGACGATGAAAGATAGAGAAAAATGGCAAAAATTAAAAGATGAAATACGTGAAGCATATATCTTCGGTTATGAGTTACCAAAAGATACACCCAGTAAATATATGAATGAAGCATACGGGATAGTTTTCAAGCAAATGTGCAAACTAGACGGCACAAACGAATTCAACAACTTACTAAGCGATTTGGAGGACGAGTAGGATGTACCCAGATTATCATGCAACAATTACATCGAAAGACGGGAAAAAGTATTTCAGTTATGACGAACCAATCAATTTGCTCAATAAGCAAAGAAAATCAGAAATTATAGAAGTATATGATAAACACTTTAGATTATTAGACATTAACCCAAACTATATATTCAAAATCACTAAATTTAGTTTTGAAAATGATGTACAAGGAGGACAAATAAATGACTAACACATTAGATCAATTAGTAAAACAAGTAGAACAATGGTCAAAAGATAAAAACTTACACAATGGTAATCCAGATAGACAAGCGTTGAAATTCTATGAAGAAGCTGGGGAAGTAGGTGCAGCATTATCACGTAACAAAATGGACGATTTAAAAGACGGTATAGGTGATACAGTCGTTACTTTAATTATATTAGCACAACAACATGATATGACATTAGAGGAGTGTTTACAGTACGCGTATGACGAAATCAAAAGACGCAAAGGAAAAACAATCAATGGAACTTTCATCAAAGAATCAGACTTGTAAGGAGAAAGACATACTACAAAAAGTTAAGGAAGTGTTGAGAAAGTGATGCAATTCCTAGTACGCAAAACACACCATACAACAGGTGAAGTATTCTTTGATGTAACTAGAGCTAAGGAGAATGAAGAATTTATTGTAGTGGATGCAGAGAATAAGGAAGATGCAAAAAAGAAGGTTAAACATAAGGAGGACGACCAATGAAACAAATACTAAAACTATTATTAACACTTGCACTCTATGAACTAAGTAAAGAGATCACATACGAAATCATTTGCCGTATGCAAGCGAATGATATGGTGCCTAAAGATTATGAGGAGGATAAATGATGTGGATAATAACAACAATCGTGTTAGGGTGTGTTGCGGTACTCACACTTATATACAACGCTATCAAAGACGCAAAGATAAACGCGTTAGAGTATGAAGTCGGCTATCTGTTATACACAATATTTGAAAATGATTTGCCTAAGAGAGAGCTGGACGATGAAGATATACGCAGAATTAAAGATGAGTTAGATAAACGTATGAAGTAACTGGAGGTATTAGATGTTTACACCAACTGAAGTAAAACAGATCATAACAGATTATCATTGGATGAAAAGATTAATTGACTCACAAGTATATGAGTATGATAGTACATCAACAGGACAGTATGGTATAGAAGCAGCTATGCCTAAAGGACAAGGACAGACAGGCGATAAGGTATTGGTTAGAGTTATACGTAATGATAAGGATAGACGTAAGACACAGGAGCTTATAGAGAAGGTAGCATTCATTGATGAGCATGAGGAGAACATAACAAACGATAAGAACTATCACATACTACAGTTACTTAAACAGGGAGAGAGTCACAGAAGGATAATGATACTTATGGATATCAAGCGTACTAACTTCTATGAACGATACGACAACATAACAGAAACGTTTATGCAGTCACAACATCATGCACAAAACGAACAGTCCGAACAATCCGAACAGTGTTTTGATTAGGGCTAAGATTTTTATATAATATGAACATAGGAAAGTTGGATTAGCTTTAGAGGTGAAGTTATCTATATGTAAGGTATATAAAGTAATACTATATTAAGCAGAGGCACATCACATTGAGTGGTGTGTCTTTCTTTATGCATGAGGTGTAACAACTATGAGTAAAGCCTTTGCTAACTATATAGAACAACGAACAATGAACAAAGGTTTCTATACTAATGCTAAGTGGCGTAAGACAAGACTACAAAGGTTAAAACTAGATCACTTTGAATGTCAGTGGTGTAATGATGAAGGGAAATTAACTGTCAATCAACATCAATCATTAGAAGTTGACCACATTCAAACATTAGAAGATAGGCCAGATTTAGCATATGAAATAAGTAACCTAAGAACATTGTGTAAATATCATCACAACAAAAGACATGGCAGATTTGAATTTAACAAAAACAATAAGAATAATATTTTTAAAGATGAAAAATGGTAACTAAATTGAAATAATATTAAATCGATACCCCCACCTTAAATAAACAGCGTCATAAAAATGTTTGTGGAAACCGGCGCTTGGGTCAATTATCCAAGTATAATTAATAGTTATCATGTAAGGGGTATATGATAACGTAATGTTATTAATGAATAAAAAAAATGCAGAGAGGGGGGAGGGGCTTGACAAGTAAAAAAGGATTAGAATCAAAACTAAACAAAAAGCAAGTTGATAGAATTAATGATACTCAAAATTATTTGATGTCTTTAATTGATATTGAGAATGACATGGAAATAGAAAAGGTAGAACGGTATGGCAATTTACTTAAACTTTTTTATGCATTAGATCTTGATATTAATGAAATAGGTACAACAGTAACAATAATCAATGGTAGCCAAGAATACACAAAGCCTAATCCAGCTCTTGCTGAAAAAAACAGAGTCAATGGTGCTTTGTTGTCACTTGAAAAATCATTTAATTTAGATAAACGAGCTGAACAAAAGAGATTAGAAGAAGCCGCTAAAGGCCCTGAATTAACATGAAGATACCAAAATATGTAAGTGAATATATATCTAAGGGCAAAAATGAAGATGCAATTTTCAACAAAGAACGTATAGCATTGATTTCTTTTTTAGAAGATAACATTTTGCAACGAGATGACCTTTACTTTGATGAAAAACGAATTGAAGATTATATAAAATTCAGTGAAAAGTGGTTTTTTAAATTACAAGCCTTTCAAAAATTCATATCTTGTTTCGTATTTTTATATGAAAAAGAAACAAAAACTCCGTATTTTTCAGAGTTTTTCATATCAATGGCACGTGGTGGCGGTAAGAATGGTTATATTAGCACACTAGGTGCTTTTTTTATGACTCCATTACATGGTATACCTAAATACAATATGTCTGTGGTTGCCAATAGTGAGAAACAAGCCCAAGTTAGCTTTAGAGAGATATATGACATGATTGAATCAAACAATTTATATATAACTGCTGAATCGCCTAACAACCCATTCTATTTAAGTAAGGTATATGTTGAAGGTATTACAACTAAATCGCAGTTTTTATTTGATACATCTAATGAAAAGACAAAAGATGGTGCAAGAGAAGGGTGTATTTTCTTCGATGAAATACATGGATATGAGAAAGATACTGTCATTAACATAAAACGAAGTGGTTTAGGAAAGGTAGCACATCCTAGAACATTTTATATTGGCACAGATGGATATGTTAGAGAAGGTTTTTTAGATCGTTTGAAAGAACGTGCTTATAATGTATTGAAAGGTATTAGTCCAGAAGATAGATTGTTTCCGTTCATTTGTAAGATTGATGAAAAGGAAGAAGTCGATAAACCAGAAGTTTGGGAAAAAGCTAACCCGATGTTTGAAAAGCCTATGAGTGAATATGGTAACCAGTTATATAAAGAAGTACATCAACAATACTTAGGGTTAAATTACAATCCTTCCGGCAGACCAGAATTTATGACTAAGAGAATGAATATGCCGGAAACAGATTCGCAAAGTGTGGTTGCCCCTTGGGATGACATTATGGCAACTAATAGACCTATACCTCCGTTAGAAAACAATGAATGTATTGGTGGTTTAGACTATGCAAGTTTGAAAGACTTTGCAGCAGTTGGTTTATTATTCCGTTCTGGCGATGATTATATTTGGAAAACACATTCATTTGCTAGAAAAGGCTTTTTAGATGAATACAAATTAAAACCACCAATTAAAGAATGGGAAGCTAAAGGCTTATTAACGATTGTTGATGAACCAACTATTAGTCCTCAACATATAATTGATTGGTTTACAGAGGCACAAAAGAGTTACGGATTGCAAAAGGTAATAGCTGATAATTTCCGTATGGACCTTTTGAGACCGTTATTCGAAGATGCTGGGATTGAATATGAAATTATTAAAAATACAAGAGCTATTCAATCATTACTAGCACCTCGTGTTGAAGATATGTTTGCTCAAAGACACATTATTTTTGGAGATAACCCTTTAATGCGTTGGTATACACAAAATGTTGCTGTCAAGATTAGGAAAGATGGCAACAAAGAGTATGAAAAGAAAGAACCTATAAGACGTAAAACAGACGGTTTCCAAGCTTTGATACATGCATTGTATAGAGCAGATGAGTTGAAAGACTCCAATCTTGAAGAAGAAATCAATCTATTGCGTGGTTTACGGTTTTAAGAAGGGAGTGAGCAAATATTGGGCTTGTTTGACAAAATATTTAGAAAAAATAGTGAAATATCTTGGATGTATGATCTAGAGTTTTTACAAGATGTTGGGCAAAAAGTTTATGTTAAACAAATAGCGCTAAATACAGTAGTAGAGTTTATTGCTCGAACAATATCACAATCTGAATTTAGGGTTATGAAAGGTAACAAGACGGTGAAAGATGATTTGTATTATCTTTTGAATGTCAAACCTAATCCAAATCAAAACGCTGTTCAATTTTGGCAAAAGTTTATATATAAAATCATCATAGATAACGAAGCATTGATAATACAATCTGATGACGATTACTTATACATTGCTGACGACTTCCAACACGAAGATGAATTAGGTTTATTGCCTCATAAGTTTACTGATGTATTCATAAATGATTTTAAATATGATCGTTATTTTAATATGGATGATGTTATCTATTTGCAGTATTCCAATGAGGAACTTGAAAGATTTTCTAATGGTTTATTCGAAGATTACGGAGAAATCTTTGGACGTATGATTAATTTACAATTAAAGAAAAACCAAGTCAGAGGAATATTAAATGTAGATGCAACTCAACTTAAAGGAGATAACGCTCAAAAACAATTACAAGAATATATAGATATGGTTTTTGAAGCTTTTAATAAAAATCAAACAGCAGTAGTTCCTTTACCTAAAGGGCTAGATTACGAAGAACATTCAAATAAAGGCGCTAATCAAAATAAATCGGATTTTAACGAATTAGATGATTTAAAAAAATCAGTACTTATTGATGTCGCGAGAATGATTGGTGTACCACCGTCATTAATTATAGGAGAGGTAGCCGATTTAGAAAAAACATTAAAGCTATTTTTTGAAACATGTGGCGGACCATTAGTTAAAAAAATACAATCTGAATTGAATGGGAAAATGTTATATAAAGATGAATATTTGGACAAAGAAATGAGAATTAAAATCGTTGGTATTGATAAACGTGACCCATTAGAGCTTTCAGAATCCATTGATAAACTTAAATCGTCTGGTAACTATACAGGCAACCAAATCAGAATAATGGTTGGTGATGAACCTGGAGACGACCCTCATCTCGATGAATATGTACTTACCAAGAACTATGAAGCGGTAAGCGATGAATCAATAGAAAGGGGTGAGAATGAATGAAGATAGACAGAGAAAAAGGTTTTTTCAATGTTATTAAAACATCTGAAAGGAAAGCTAGTATTGATATGTATGGCGAAATTGTTGATAAAAAGTTTGATGATGTTGAAACAAGCGCTGTATCATTTAAACAAGCTTTAAAAGATTTAGGTGACGTTGAAGAAATTGATATTAACATCAATAGTCAAGGTGGTTCAGTTTTTAGTGGGATAGCTATTTATAATCAAATTAAAAATCATCCGGCTAAAATAACTGCTCACATCCAAGGTCTTGCTGCAAGTATAGCTACTTGTATTGCAATGGGTGCAGATAAAGTGGTTATGCCTGCGAATGCAATGATGATGATACACAATGCATGGACACTTGCTATGGGTAATTCAAATGATTTACGAAAACAAGCTGATGACTTAGATAAGATTAATCAAACAGTTTTTCAAAGTTATGTGGATAAAAACCCTGATATTGATCATGCGCTTCTACGTCAGTATATGGACGAAGAAACATGGTTAACAGCTAGTGAGTGTAAAGAATTAGGACTTATTGATGAAATTGGAAATGCTAGCAATATTGCAGCGAAAATATCACCAGAAATGGAGGCTAAGTTTAAGAATATGCCAAATGAATTTAAGTATTATAACATTGATGACCCAAAACCAAACGAAGAAGAGACAAACGAAAAACTCGACAATGAAGTAATTAACGACAAACTTGATGACATCTTCAAATTATTAAAAGATGTTGCAGATGAAGTTGTTAAAGATAAAGATGATGAAGGTGAAAGTGGGAAAGACGACCCTAAACCACCATCAGAACCACAGAATCAAAAATTTAATAGATTTCTATTCTAAGTAGCTATTAACAAAAAGTTAATGGTTATTTTTTATACCCAAATTTAAGGAGGAAATATAATTATGGCAGTAAAACCAGGAGAAAAATTAAAAAACTACCAAGATCACAAAGCACATTTTGCTAAATTGGTACAAAACGGTGCAAGTGACGAAGAACAATCAAAAGCATTCGGAGAAATGTTTGATGCTTTATCTAATGATTTACAAACTGAAATTGAAGCTAAGGTAAACAATCGTGTTGTAGATAACGGGATTTTAGCGAAACGCTCGCAAGATCCATTGACTAGTGAAGAACGTAAATTCTTTAATGAAATCAACTTAGAAACAGGATATAAAGAAGAACGTTTATTACCCGAGACTGTAATTGAGCGTGTGTTTGATGATTTAACAACTGAACATCCTTTCCTTTCAAAAATCAATATTCAAAATGCAGGTATTGTTACGCGCATTATTAAAGCTGAATCTACAGGACAAGCTAAATGGGGTAAAATCTTCGGAGAAATTAAAGGCCAATTAGATGCTGCGTTTTCTGAAGAAGAATTCAAACAATCTAAACTTACATGTTTTGTTGTTATCCCAGACGATTTAAAAATGTTTGGACCACAATGGGTAGAACGTTTTGTTCGTACTCAAATTGAAGAAGCAATCGCTGTTGCATTAGAACAAGCTTTCTTAAATGGTGAAGGTGCAGCACAAGACCAACCAGTTGGATTAACTAAAGATATCCAAACTAATGGTGGTGTAGTAGATAAAGCTGCTTCTGGTACATTAACTTTTGCAGACGCAGACACAACAATTGCAGAATTAAAAGATGTGCTTAAAGGCTTATCTGTACGTGAAGATGGTAAAGAAGTAAAAATCGACGGTAAAGTTGTATTGGTGGTCAATCCTCGTGATTCATGGGACATCCAAGCACGTTACACATACTTAACAGCTAACGGTGGTTTTGTAACTGTGTTACCATACAACGTTCAAATTGTTACTTCTGAATTTGTTGAATCAAATAAATTAGTAGCATTTGTAAGTGATCGTTACGACGCTGTTCGTGGTGGTGGATTAACAGTTAAGAAATTTAATGAAACATTAGCACTTGAAGATGCGATTTTATATACTGCTAAAACATTTGCATACGGACAACCAGTTGATAATAATGCATCGCGTGTATATGATTTAGAATTATCTACTGCTAATCGTCCACAAACACCAGCTGGTGGAACAACAGACGGCGCTGCGGAAGCATAGAAAGTAGGTGATGTGATTGGATAACATCACTATAGACAATGCAATGCTTATTGAATTTAAAGAATACGCTAAAATCTCACATGACACAGAGGATAAGTATTTAACCAATCTATTAAAAAAATCATATAGTAATCTTATATCAAGGTTTGGTTATTTTGATATTTACGAAGATTTAAATGGGCAAGATTTAGTTTTTGCACGTACACGTTATGCTTATGAAGATTTACTTGAATACTTTAATGATAACTATGCCGATGATTTATTAAACTTTGGGTTAAATAATAATGTGTATGGGCGTGATGAAAGTGAAGTCTAAATTCAAAAAGCCTTATATTACCACAAAAAAATTAAATACTCGTGTTCACTTTTATGAATATCAAGAAAACGAAGGCCCGGAAGCTGGAGAAAAACGTAAAGCGCGTTTATACAGTTGCTGGGCTTTTGTTCCACGTTGGAAAATGACTGAATTACAAGAAGCGATAGCTAATGGTACAGAACATGACGTGAAGATATTTATAAGAGAAACATATGGTCAATACATTCCAGACGAAACTCACTTTGTAGAAATAGAATCGCCTTATATCAAACAGGATTTGAATATAAAAATAGTTCAACCTGATGTAGAAAACGAACAGTTTTTGATGTTGACAGCTGGAGTTGTTTCCAATGGCTAACCGAAAATCATTCACAGGTGTAAAAATTGAAGGTCAAAAAGAATTATTCAATCAATTGGATAAAAAATTTAGTAAAAGAGAACGCCGACGAATCTTCGACATAGCTTTAGTAGCAGCTGGTGAAGAAGTATTAAAAGCTGTTAAGGAAAATATACGTTATTTCAGGGATACTGGCGCAGAACATGGTGAAGCTAAGTTATCAGAACCATATTGGGAAGGTACTTATCGTTCTATTCGTATTTATTGGGAAGGTCCAGACCATCGTTATAGTATTGTTCATTTGAATGAAAAAGGTTTCCATGCTAGAAACGGTAAATTTATTAGACCCAAAGGTTTGGGGGCAATTGATAAAGCGATTAGGTCGTCTAAAAAGACGTTCTATAAAACATATCAAGAAGAAGTGGAGAAATTACTATGATAGATATATTAAACACTGTATATAGTGTCTTAACAAAAGATGAAACGTTGATGAAAGTTTTGAACATCAAAAATATAAAATTTAATAACTATCCGGATGTGAAAGATATTAGTCAACCATATATAGTGATGGACGACTTCGATGACCCAAAACCGGAAGTTTACTATGACGGAAATAGAATAGCCCAAAGTTACATTCTTCAAATAGATGTGTTTGTAAAACAAAGTAATGAATACAATGCGCGTTTAAGAAGAAATGAAATATCACAAAGAATTAGCGACTTGCTCTGGAACCACTTGAAAATGGGGCAAGTAAGCAATTTAGGAAATGAATATAACAAAGAATTCGCTTTGTATCGTTCAACAAGACGATATGAGGCGATTTTTTATGAGGAGGAAAATTAATATGGCAATTAAAAAAGCATCATTACCAAAATCTTATATTAATATCAAAGACTTAGGATTTGCATTATTAGAATCAGAAGAAGATGGCACAACTAAATACTCTAATGTAATCCAAACAAGAGGTTTACAAGAAATTTCTGTAGAAACAGGCGGAGAATTGAAAAATGCTTATGCAGATGGTGGGATTATCGAATCAGGTAATACTGATGGCGAAGGCACTATCTCACTTACAATGCACGCATTTCCAAAAGAAATTCGTCAATTACTATTTAATGAAGTATATGACGATAATGGCGTATTTAAAGAAGTTAAAGGTAAACAAAATAACTATGTAGCTGTATGGTTTAAACGTGAACGTCGTGATGGTAACTATGCATTAGTAGGATTAACTAAAGTTATGTTTGCAGATCCAGCTATTGAAGGTGAAACAGCTGAGGACGAATGGGAATTCTCTCAAGAAGAAGTTGAAGGTACTGCAATGCACCGCTTAAACGATGAAGTACGTAAAGTTATGTTCCAATCTGACCTTGAAGGTGCGTCTGAAGATAAATTCTTCGAGGACTTATTACAAGGTGCATACAATGAAGCAGAAGAAGTATCAGCAACAACTGGTGAAGAACCAGCTGAAGCATAAGGAGTGAAATTGCATGGTTAAATACAAAGTATTAAAAGATGCAATCGATAAAAAAACAGACAAGGATTATGCTACTGGTGATATAGTCGACGAACCAGTAAAAGTAATCAATGATTTTGAGAAACGTTTAAAAGACAAAGGTTACGAATTACCATTTTTTGAACGTGTGAATAAACCTAAAAATAAATAGCAAACTCATGGACGGTGAAATAGCCGTCCTTTTATTACGTAATAAAAAGGAGAAATTAAACTATGGCTAGTAAATTAAAAAGAAATTATATCAATTTAGTAGAAGACCCAAACGCAGAAGAAATTAAATTAGAAACATTTTTAACACCACATTTTATTCCGCTGGATACTTTATACGAAGCAACTGATATTATGGCAGAATTAGAAGATATAGAACGTGGAGAAAAAGAAATGAGCTTTAGAGAGCAAATGGACAAATTAATTGATGTTGTAGTAAAAATTTACAACAATCAATTTACTAAAAAAGATGTTAGAACTCGTCTACATGCACCAGATGCAGTAGAAGCATTACAGAAACAAGTTGAATTCATCGCAAACGGTCAGCAGGATGATGAAACAAAAAAGTTCGTGGAAAGTATGAGCAAAGTAAAATAAAGAAAGAAGATTTAACTTACAATGGTATGTTGAGAAATTTGGATAAAGTGGTTAGAGATATGGTTAAGAATGGTACACCTGCAGACCAAGTGTTAAAAATGCCGTTCCACTATATATTACAAACACTGGATGAAAGACATACTAACAAAGTTGACTCTGACTCAAGAGCAGATGCAATTTTATCAGCTTTATAACCTTAGTAATTAAGCTAAGGTTATTTTTTTTATATCTAAAATGAAAGGAGTGACAAAGAGTGGCAGATTTTAAAGGTATGTCAATACTAATGAACATGCGAGATGTTGGTATTGAACGTACATTAAAACAAATTAAAGGGCAATTTAAAACGTTAGGTAGTGAAATGAAACGTTCTACTGCAGATTTTCAACATAGTGAAAAATCAATGCAGACTTTTAATCAACGTACTAAAGAATTGAATAAAGCAATTGGTGTTACAGAAAATTCAATGAAAGATATTTCTAATCAATTGAAAAAAATGACGATGGAAGAACAACGTACGAGTGCAGAAGCGGAAAAATTGAGACAAGAATACAGTAAACAAAACAAAGCGCTAAATATGTATAAAAGACAGTTAACTTCTACTGAAAATGAAATGAAAAACTTTAACACATCTAACAAACGAGCAGTGTTTTCTATGGAAAAAATAAATTCTGTTTTAGGAACTATGCGTAAACAGCTAAACATAGCAAACACATCGTTTCAGAATAGTGGTAAGTCAGTTAAAAGCTATGAAAACTATTTAAAACAACTTAATACAGTTATATCTAAACATCAAAGTACTATTAAAGTTTTAGAAGGCCGTTATAAGCAAATTGTGAAAGAACAAGGAGAAATGAGTCATGAGGCCATTAATCTTAAACAAAAAATACAACAAGAAAAACAATCACTAACAGAATTAAATAGTCAATACAAAAAAACTTCTGCAGAAGCTAAGCAGTTTTCCTTTGAACAAAAATCGGCAACACAATCTATGTCTCAAATTAGACAAAAGATTTCTCAAGTTTCACAATCACTTCAAATTAGTGCTTCTAAATTTAAAATGTCTGGTCAAACTGCACAAGCTTATAAAGCTAGAATTTCAGAATTGAATAATGGCATGAAGCAACAACAACTCATTGTTCAAAATTTATCAAGGCAATATGACTACGCAAAGAAACAATATGGATCTACAAGTGCAGAAGCACAAAAATTAAATGCAAAGTTAGTTGAGGAAAGAGTAAAACTAAAAGACTTGAGTGGACAACTCAAACAAACAACAGAAGCTCATAACCGTTTGCAAATGGAACAGCAACAAGGTATTTCCTCAATGTCTCAAATTAGACAAAAGATGAGTAGTTTTAATGATACTTTGTCTTTATCAAGAAGTAACTTAACGCGAGCAGGAGAAAGCGTTAGAGCGTATAAACAACATTTAGATACATTAAATACTAATATGTCTCAACAACGTACTGTGTTACGTGAATTAACAACGCAATACAACTTTATGGCAAGTTCACAAGGTAAAAATAGTGCAGAAGCAAGAGAATTATCAAGTGCAATTACACAACAAAAAATAAGAATGAATGAATTGGAAACAGAAATACAACAGACATCTAATTCTTATAAACAATTGTCTATGCAACAGAGAAATGCACAAGCATTAAGTGCCACTGGTTTTGGTAAAGCTATGCAAACTGTAAACAAATATGACGATTCTATACGTAATGTTGGAATGTCAATGCGTTCAGTGGGTACTAGTTCATTAATTTATATGACTATGCCAGCAGTTGCAGCAATGGGAGGAGCAATAAAATCATCTGTTGAATGGGAACAAGCTTTAGCTGGAGTAGCAAAAACAACTAACATGAGTGGTAGAGAATTACAAGGTATGGGCAACGAAATCACTGCAATGAGTAATAAAATGCCTTTTGCCGCTACTGAAATAGCTGGCGTAGCAGAAGCAGCAGGACAATTGGGTGTTAAGAAAAGTGAGATTACAAATTTCACTAAGACAATGATGAATATGTCGGTAGCTACAAACTTAACAGCAGATGAAGCGGCTACTGAATTTGCTCGTTTTGCTAATGCTGCAGGTATGCCTATTAAAGATGTAGATCGTTTAGGTGCAGCTGTTGTTAATTTAGGTAATACTACTGCTACAACGGAAGCAGAAATTGTTGAAATGGGACAAAGATTAGCTGGTGCAGGCTCACAAGCTGGTTTTAGTGCAGATGAAATTATGAGTATAAGTGCCGCAATGAGCAGTGTAGGAATCAATGCAGAAGCCGGTGAACAATACCGCCGGACTACGAAGAAATTTGTAGCTTAAAAACGGGCAAAATCGGTAAAAACTAAAAATAACATGGTATAATAATATAGAGGGATAGAGTAGCTCTCGAAAAGTGGCTTCCCACCCACCTTCCCTCTCAAAAAAATTGGGGTAACAGCTTTGGGAGGTTGTTAATAATGGCAATTAAATGGACGCATGAAATGTATGTTGATAAAGTTCAAGAACTTGTAGGTAATGATTTTGAAGTTAGAAGTCGATATAAAGATAATGAAACAAAAATTCTAATGTTTCACGTAAAATGTGGAAGAGAGTTTTATGTTAGACCTGCAGACTTTAAAAGGCGTAAACGTTGTTCGTTATGTAATAAAAAAATCAAAAAAACTACTGAACAATTTCAAGAACAAGTAAAGAAACTTTCTAATAATGAATATGAATTGTTAAGCGAATACGTTAATGATAGAACGCATGTAACTTTGAAACATAAAACTTGTGGTTACAAATGGCGGGGAACGCCTAGTCACTTTATACAGGGTAAGAGATGTCCTAAGTGTGCTGGAAACATAAAGAAAACAACGAAGCAATTCAAAAGCGAATTAGAATTAATGCATGGAAAAGAGTATACATTATTATCTGATTATAAAGGTGCACATTCAAAAGTAAAAGTTCGACATAATTCAAGTACATGCAATCATAACATCTATGAAATGACACCAACTGATATATTAAGTGAAAAGAAATGCCCTAAATGTCATATAATTAATAGTAGCGGGGAAAACCATTGGAAATATAACCCTTTACTCACTTATAAAGATAGAATGAAAAGAGATATGCAAAACGGTAAAATAAGAACGTGGAGAGCAAAGATATTTGAGAGGGATAATTTTACTTGTGATGCTTGCAAGAAGCATTCTCATAACCTTAATGCACATCATTTAAATTCATGGAATAAGTTCGAAGAACAAAGGTACGAGGTAGAAAACGGCGTGACTTTGTGTTCAGAGTGCCATTCAAATTTTCATAAAAAATACGGTTATGGTGATAACACTATAGATCAGTATTTAGAATATAAGACGTCCTTAAAATAGGGGGGTCTTTTTATTATACCAATTATTCAAGTCAATACCGAGGTAAGTTAGAAATTTAAAAGATTCTAACAACCGTAACGCATAGAATGTGAAACTGTATTTTACAGAATATAACCATTCCAAGAGTGTCCGTCCCCTAACATTAAGTTGAGGGTGAAAATGTATGCTGACCTTATAGGAAACTATAAGAACTAGAGGATAAAAAGCCTTTAGGATAACAGATGGGTACTGCAATGACCCAAATATTCAACAAAATTACTAAAGCGACTGCTGAAGGTGGAGATACACTAGACAACTTCGCTAAAACTGCTGGTATGTCTGCCGAACAATTCTCTAGCACATGGGAAAATAATCCTACAAAGGCACTATCGGCATTTATTAAAGGATTAAGTAATACTGAAGGCGGAGCCAAAGGTGTATTAAAAGCTTTAGATAGCGTGGGTATTAAAGGTATCCGTGAAGCAGACACTATACGACGTATGTCAAATAACCATAAAGTATTAGACGAAGCTCTTAAAACTGGTGCAAAAGGTTGGAAGGAAAATACTGCTTTAACAGATGAAGCGGCAATCAGATACGAAACTATGGGATCTAAGTTGAAAATGCTTAGAAACACTTTCGTTAACTTCTTACGTACAGTTGGAGATGCAGTTGCACCAGCCGTAATTAAATTATCAGATATCCTTACTGGATTGTTTGAAAAGCTACAACATACAAGCAAAGGAACTCGTATTGCTATTGCAGTTTTTGCAGGTTTGGCAGCTATAATACCACCAATACTTATTTCTGGTGGCTTACTATTAGTTTTATTATCGAATATTGCAAAGTCAATGATATTTCTTGGCGGACTTAGTCAAGGTGGAGGAATATTAGCAGGACTCAAAGTTGCTTTTAGTTCATTGTTAAGCCCTATAGGACAAGTTGTAACTAAGATACCATTGATTGGTACTGCATTAGGAGCGTTAAGTGGTCCAGTTGGTTGGATTACATTAGCTTTAGTCGGTATCGGTACTGCATTAGTTGTAGCATACAAAAAATCTGAAACATTTAGAAATATTGTAAATGGAGCCTTAAGTGCAGTTGTTAATGGATTTAAAATGTTGTGGTCTGGCGTTATGTCTGTACTTAGTCCAATTGGTCAAGCTATCGCTCGATTTGGCGGACAAATAGCTTCAACATTCAGTAAATTTTGGCAACAAGATGGTCCGATGCTTACACAAGCGTTTAGAAACATATTAGCAATTGCTGGTCCTATTTTCAGATCATTAGGAAATGTAGTTTCAAGCGTTTTTAATGGTATTAGAACAGTGATTGTTACTGTACTTAGTACACTATGGACTGTGATTAGCCCAATTATGCAAGGAATAAAAACACAATTTGCTATAGTATTTGGGTTCATTAAAAATATAGTAGTAAATGTCTTTAATTTAATTAAAGGTGTAATAAATGGCGCATTAAACATTATTCTAGGTATCGTTAAAATATTTGGTGGGTTACTTACAGGTAATTGGAGAGCTGTATGGCAAGGCATTTTAATGATTGTCAGAGGCATTTTAAATATAATCTTGTCGGTTGGCAAATTTATACTTAACCAATTCCTAAATGTAGTGAAATTCATAATGGCTAGTGTTAAAAATTCATTTACAACAGGCATAACTATCGCTAAAAATATAGTGATAGGCGCTTTACGAATAATGCTTTCAATAGCGAAAGGTATATTAAGTGGTTTGTTAGCTTTCGTTAAATTTATTTGGACTGCAATCAAATCTGCAACTACTACAATTTGGAATTTAATTAAGTTTGCAGTTATCAATCCAGTGCGAGCTTTATACAGAAGTGTTATAAAATTATTTAATTCTTTAAGAAGTGGGACTATAAACATTTTTAACACGATTAAAAATTTCGCATTAAAAGTTTGGTCGTTAATAAAGAATAGAGTAATTACTTATGCAAAATTATTATGGTCAGGCGTTAGGGCTGCTTTTGTATTATTAAGAAAAAGTGTCATATCAATATTTAATACAATTAAGAATTTTGCACTTAAATTATGGTCTTCCGTAAAAAATGGTGTGATAGCTAGAGCTAGAGCATTGTGGAATGGTGTTCGTAACACTTTTAATGCATTAAGAAAAGGTGTAACAAACATATTCAATGCGGTGAAGAATTTCGCACTGAAATTATGGACAAATATGAAAAATGGCGTTGTTGCAAGGGCTAAATCTCTTTGGAACGGCGTTAAAAATATGTTCAACAAATTAAAAAATAGCGTGAATTCCATAACTAAAAGTATTAGGTCATTCTTATTTGATATATGGAATAAAATCAAAAACAAAGTAATATCTTTAGCTAAAGCTTTGTGGAATGGTGTTAAAAATACGTTCAATAACATGCGTAATGGTATACGCGGTATTATTGGAAAAGTTAAAGGTAATCTTATTAACACATGGAATTCTATTAAAAGTAAAGTAACTGACATTGCTTCGAAACTATGGAATTCAGTCAAAGGCACTTTCAACAATATGAAAAATGGCCTCAAAGATATTATCGGAAAAATCAAAGGCCATATAACTGGAATGGTTGATGCAGTTAAAAAAGGATTAAACAAACTTATCGATGGTGTGAACTGGGTTGGTGGAAAACTTGGTATGGATAAATTACCTAAACTTAAGTTACACACTGGTACTGAACACACTAACACAACGACAAATGTTGTTAAGAATGGCAAGATTGCTCGTGATACATTTGCCACTGTTGGAGATAAAGGACGAGGAAATGGTCCTGGTGGTTTCAGACATGAAGCTATTAAATATCCTAACGGTAAAATGGCACTTACACCTAATAGAGATACAACAGCATTCTTACCTAAAGGTTCATCTGTTATGAATGGTGTGCAGACGCATTCTATGTTGAGTAATCTACCTAAATTTAATAATGGTACTTTATCTAACAAAAAGCCTAAGAAAAAGAAAAAAGGCGATAACATTTTTGGTGATGTTGCTACAGGTCTTAAAGCAGGTGCAAAAGTTGCTACAGGTAAAGTTGTAGATGGAGGTAAGGCTGTTGTAAGCAAATCTCTAAGCATGGCTGCTAAAGGTAAAAAATGGATGGAAGATAAAATTGGCGATGTAATGGACTGGATAGAAAAACCAGGAAAATTACTCGACAAAGTACTTGAAGGCGTTGGTTTAAACCTAGATGGGTTCGGTATTGAAAAAGCAGCAGAACTACCTTATAACATGATGAAAGGTATGTTTGGAAAACTTAAAAAGGCTGCTATAGATACATTCACATCATGGATGGAAGACGCTGCAGAAGGTGATGGAGGATATATTGACCTTTCTAAAGGTATCAACTTCCCATTCAGCCCAAATGGCAGAGCGCCTGGCTATCCTTTTGCCGGTCCTCATATGGGTGTAGACATTAACTATGTATACGATAAATTATATTCTGTTCTAGCTGGTAAAGCTACAGCTCGTAAAGGTTGGAACGGTGGTTTCGGTAACATGGTTGATATTGTGAAAGGTAACACGAAAGTTATCTATGGTCACATGAGTAAACATGCCTTTAGTGGTAGTAAGAATGTTAAACCAGGAGACTACTTAGGTGTATCTGGTAACACAGGACGTTCATCAGGACCACACTTGCATTTTGAGGTACAGAAAAACGGAAAGCCAATCAATCCACTTGATTGGCTGAAGAAAAATAACGGTGGCGGTAAGTCTGGTAAATGGAATGGCGATATTAAAAAAGCGCTTAAAATAGCTGGATTACCTACTTCCAAAGCTTACGTTAATGCTTGGGCTAAACAGATTCAAACTGAATCAGGTGGAAATCCTAAAGCTATGGGTGGTACTGATGGATTAGCTGATGGTGCTGCTAAAGGATTGGTACAAGTAAAACCAGGTACATTCAATGCATATAAATTACCAGGTCACGGAAACATTTGGAATGGTTTAGACAACCTAATTGCTGGTATGAGATATGCTAAAGCTAGATATGGTAAAGGCGGCATGTTAGGTGTTATTGGTAAAGGTCACGGATATGCCACTGGCGGTTTGATTAACTCATCTGGTTGGTACAACTTAGCCGAAGGCGGTTATCCAGAATGGGTAATACCTACTGACCCAAGCCGTAATTCTGACGCAATGAAATTGTTAGCATTAGCTGCACAAGATATAGACAGTAAAAATAAACGCAACAAACGTCCTAATCAAATGCGTACACCTTCTACTAGTAATAACAGTAATAGTAATGAAATGATTAACTTCATGGCTAGACAGTTAGAAGCTACCCAAAGACAGGTAGAATTGCTAACACAACTTGTCGCTAGTAATCAACGTTTAGAACAGAAACCTACAGGGGTGAGTGAAAAACAAATTAGCGAACAACAAGCTAAAAGATTAGGTTTAGAATCCTATAGTTTAGGAGTGAATTTTTAATTGAAAAAGCGAGTACGAATATTTGATGATTCGAAGAGTTTTTATTTGGATGAAGTAATACCACGTTTGAGGTTCTTAGACGCTAAAGAAGAAGATGTTGAAACTATTGTTAATTCTTTGGAAATAAAAGGAACTGACGGGGTAATGATGGGGTCGAGTAACTTCGGCCCTTTTAAATTAGTATTAAGATTTTCGTATATAGGTGAAGATATAGAAGATTATAATTTAGTCAAATCTAAACTAAGAAGTATTCTATATCAAAGAAAACCGTATTATGTATTACATTCAGATATGCCAGGTAAAAAGTATGCGGTATATTGTGAATCTAATGCGATAGAAGATTTAACCAGTACATTCGGAACATTTGAAGTTACCTTTCAAGTTTATAAAGGGTATTCTGAATCTCTATATAAGACGGATCAATACAGTTTGTTATCAGATAAATGGCAATTTGAGAATGGCATAATGCCAGATAGAGAAATAAGTTATAAACACAAACGGCAAAAATTCTCTATATACAACGGAAGTAGTGACACAATTAATCCACGTATGCGCCACGATTTGCAAATATGGATTAGGTTGAACACTAGTACTGGTTTTAGATTAGTTAATAAAACAACAGGAGATATATTCGAATACAAAGGGAAATTAGCCACAAATCAAAGTTTTTTAATAGACGGTGCTTACCCTTATATTGAAAAACAACGATGTGGTAGATTGACCAATAAAGCCATTATTACATTAGCTCCTGGTTATAATGATTTTGAAATGTGGGGAAGTGTCAGCAGTGTTAATATACAGTTTATCTTTCCTTTTATTTACAGGTAGGTGATAAAGGTTGAACACAGACATTATAGTTACAGATATTAACGAAACCATGTCAGAGTTATTGCTAGATTTTGCATATGATACTTTCAAATATGAATACGAACGTAATAGTACTCGTCAAATTTCATTTATAGCTTATAAAACGAGTAAAAATGAAGATGTGTATAATTTGCTTCAGAATGAATCCTTCATTGATTATGCCGGTCAACGTTATGTTATAAAAAATGCTACACCGTCCTTTGATGGAATGCTTCATACTAAAGAAGTGACAGCGACACATATTATGTTTGAATTTCAAAATCATTATGTAAGCAAAGATATAGACAATGAAACAATCAACGAAGACACAAGCGAAGACAAAAAAACTACACTAACACTAAAAGAATATTTGGATTATGGTTTTAAAGGTAATAAGCAAGGTTATTCGTATGAAATTAAAGGTACATTCAATTCTAAAGTGACTTTAGAAGAATTAGGATCTAAAAATGGTCTTGAATATCTTGTAGAGGGTGCAGAGTTGTTTGGATATATTTATTATGCAGATAATAAGAAAATTTACATCCACGATGACAACTCATTCTATATACCTACTGAAAAAATAATTCGTTATAAATTCAACAACAGTGAAGTGAAAGCAAGTATTGATACTAAGGATTTAAAAACTGTGATTAAAGGCTATGGCAAAAAGCTAACAAGCAAAGATACTAAAAACTACTCACCTGTAAAACCGAAAGATTTAACCTATAATGGCAAATTTATAAAAGATGGCACATGGCGCACCGAAGAAGTCGGAGCGTCTTTTTCATATGAATTGGAATGTAAATACGGTAATGAAACCATCGTATTCTCATTAAAGAAAATGAGTAAAGGTGGATTACTCGATTTGTATTTTGATGGCGAAAAAGTTGGCGAATATAGTTGTTATAGCAAATCGGCAACGACCCAAAATATAACACTATCAAAAAATACGAAAAAAGGTAAATATACCGTTAAAGCAGTTTTTAAAGGTAAGAAATCTGGTGTGGATTATAAAAAGTCATCTCCTTGTATGTATGTAGGTACAGAAAAAGCTACAGTCATCAACACAACTGCTGTGCTAAAGGGTGATGATTTGTATAGTTCAACTTATGTCTATAAATCACCTAAAAGTTATGATGTGTTCGGACACAGAGAAGCTCCTGACCATTTTGATGAAAATATCACTGACAGGGATGGTTTAAAAAATAAGTTAGAAAAAGAATTGAACGACGAACCGAATATTGAATTAGACATTAACTATGTCGGAGATGAAAAGATTGAAGAAAGAGATGCTATTTGGTTTATCCATGAGCTTATGGGTTACGATACTGAATTGAAAGTTGTTTCCCTTACGCAAACACATCCACTCAATCCATCACCCGACGAAATCGGTTTTAGCAATGACAAGAAAGACATTGTTCAAATCAATAATGTATTAAATCGTAAAATGAGAAGTGTGAGTGCTGCATTAAATAAAAGCAAGATAAATAACATTTATAGCCCTTCTACTGGTTATTCTGGGGGTTCAATTGTTGGGAGTGTATTAATAGATGAGTAAAGAAATTCCAATTATAAGAATGAGTTATGAAGGCGAAGATGCTTTTCCACAAACCCATATAGAGGGTGTTATAGGATTAGAAGAATTAATCGAATCTATCGTCACACAATATTTAAGAAGTGATTTAATCGTTCAAGCACCAACCGGACAGAAATTTAAAATTGTTGTGGACGACAAGGGCGTATTAAAAACTGAAAGAATGGAGGGATAATTTCATGTTAAATTTACAAACGAATATGAGTAATCAACTAGATCAACGTTGGAGAAGTGAAACGATTAGTAATTTTAAAAAGATTCTCAAGTTCAATAATCTTATTGAAGATAAGATGATCTACCACCAAATTGAACAATTAAAAGCACATGATAGTAAACAGATTACACACGCTAATACTACACTAGATAAGATGATAATTTATTTATTGAATGAAGTTAAAAATTTAGTTATAGGTGTAGATGGTGATGGTGTTAAAGAAGTAACAGATGCACGTGTAGGTCAAGATGGAACAAGACACGATATCTTATCACAAAGGTTGTTTACTGATTTTGCTGATGTCTACACGGATATAAACCGTGTGGAAGAAAAAATAAGTTCTATAAACATTGATGAATATCACCCTGATAAGACTGGTAAAACGGATGTATCGGATTATATTCAAGATGCTTTAAATCGAATTCATAATAACGGTTCAGGTACGCTTTATATTCCTGCTGGTAAATACTTAATAGGTAAAAGACTTATTATTTATGAGAATACAACAGTAAAAATGGATAACAACGCAATTCTGCTTCGTGGTTGGGGCGGTGGTTTCTTCATGAATGGGCCGAGTGAAGATGCGTTCTACGGTTATGAAGGTCGAGGCAACATTCATTTTGAAGGTGGTACACTAGATTCAAATTATGAACAAATTGATAAGTTTAAAACAACTGCCATTGATATGGTTATATTAAAACACGCAGAAAACATTACTTTTAATAACGTGAGATTTAGAAATTTAATTAGTTATCACTGTGTGGATGCTAACGGCATTAGAAATTTAACATTTGATAATTGTACATTTGAAGGGTTTATAAATCTAGCAGGTAGTAGTTTCAAAGAAGCTATACAAATTGGTGAATATACGGCTGAAGGTATTGGTGGTGCAGGTCACCACGATGGAACACCTTGTAAAGAGGTTTCGGTAAAAAATTGTGTATTTAGAAAATCAGACATATTAGATAGTTTTGATGTTGCAATAGGAAATCACTATAGTGTGCATAATATCTATCAAAAAGATATTAAAGTTGTAGGAAACACTTTCGAAGATATCAAACAAGCAGCAGTTAGACCTTATAAATGGGTGAACACAAAAATTACAGAAAACTCATTCCGAAGATGTTATGAAGGTGTTCGCATTTCTTCTGTTGGTGGCGAAGATAAGAGTGCAAACGATGTAAACGGCATTCCTTCTGGAACGCCACAAGCAGGGCGATTATTTGCTATCAATAATAATTCATTTGAAGAATACAAGAAAACAGGGGTTTCAGTGTTTGGCCAACAATACAATGGCATAAACGCACCCGTGCAGAATATCAAAATTACCAACAACTTCTTTGTATCTGATAACAATGATGTAGGTGAAGCGATTGTTATGACCATGTGTGATGACATGCACATTAAAGACAATACAATATCATATGCTTATCGTGGTGTTAGATATAAAGGTTGTGTCAATGTGTTTATTGAGAAGAACTATATTAATAATATCAAAACAGAAGGTGTGTATAATGAAGTATCACCATACACAGGATATTACGCACAAAATAAATACATTAACATTTTGAACAATTTAGTTAATACTACAGGTAAAAATGGCATATATGTTCAACATGCGTCGTATTCATTTGTTAGATCAAATACTGTTTCAAATCCAAATACGGATAACATCGATGGTAACGAACGTGGTGGTATTTACTTAAATAACTTTGACACTGGTGAAGTAGCACACAACCATGCTTATGGTTCAGATAAATCATTTGCTATACGTGGTGTTAATATGAAAAACACTACCATATTCAATAACGGTGGCTCTGGTGGCATATTTATAGATGGTGACGCTAATACGAAAATTGGTTATTGGAACGTATCAAACTATAACAATATTATAAAAACGAGTACGAAAGGTGTGTATTGATAATGACTATGGATAAACAGACAAATATACCTTTAGAAACAACTGCAAAATACCAGCCGTTATCTAATTTAGATGTTAATTTTTACACAAGAGATATCCGAACATCAATACTAAACTTCATCGTAACTAGAAACCACAAACCTTTATTATTGGGTGAAAGTAATGTGATTACAAATATAAGTTTAGAATTTGAAGATGGATCTATAGTGAGAGATGATTTGACGATAAAAGATGGTATAAATGGCATTTTATCATATACGTTATCCGACGAAATGCTACGGCATACAGGTAAAGTTACAGGACAAGTAGATATAGCAATTAAAGGCAAAGAGGACACTGTTGTTGAACGGTTGTTCTCTTTTAATATATCTAAAACTTTAATCGATAGTATAGATGCAGAAACGAAATTAATACACGTCAAACACTTTGCAGATTTAGAGAAAAACATCACTGAAAGATATGAACGAATGGAACAAACTTTTGCTAATGGTGAGAATTTAGCACAAGCCGTATTAGATGCATCAACAAAAGGGTTAGATGACCTTAATACTGCTAAAACGAAAAGTCTTAATGAGCTTAAAATGTCTAAAGATAGCACCTTAAAGGAAATTACAGACACAGGAAGTAATTATACGAACCAATTAAACACAGTGTATAACACGATGGACAGTAAGATTAATAAATTTAACTCTGATGTTCAAGCTGGAGGCTATGTTAAATCATCAACTACGGACAATTGGCAAAAGTATAAGCTAACAAACGCTGATGGTTCTGCGAAAGAATTGACGAAAGCAGATTTGTTAAATAATGAATATCTAAATGGATTAGAACCTGGAAATTACTTTGCGTCTGAATCAGTTAGTACTCCCTCTGGGACTGATGGTTTTGTAAATGTTCTAAAAAGAAATGTTGTAAAAATTGTATACTTCCAACCTCAAAATTCAGACAAATTATATATTAATCGTTTCAATAATGTTTGGTCTGATTGGCACGATCCTTTAAATGATAAAGAAACTATATCTGGGTCACAAGCTAAAGCAGACAAAACTTTATTAGATGCGAAAGTATATGTAGATAAAAATATTTCTGATACAGGTTGGCAAGAATTACCGTTAATGAGTGGTGTTGAAGCTGATACGTCGTTAGGTCCTTCTGTTTATAGAGTGAAAAACGGTGTGTGTAATATTATATTCAACGTTAAAATGACGGTTGCTAAATCTGAAACTGCATTTCTAACTTTACCAGCTAATGTATTACCTAAATATGCATTTAGCTTTTTAGCAAGAACAGACGGCAATTCGGGTAAAAACCCAGTTAAATGCAGTTATGATGTGACTAATAAAGTGTTTAAAATTTGGCAAAACAACGATAATACAATTAATACTGGTGACTTTGTCTACGGGCAATTAACATATATTGTGGGGTGATTGAATGTATAAACAAGTATTTGACTATAACGGTAACCCATATTTAATACTAGCTAATGAAGATGGTAGTTTATCAGAAGAAGATTTAAAAAGACAAGATGTTTATCAATACACAGACATTATGCCACCTAGCAATTTATACCCACCACGTAAATTTGATGGTGAGAAATGGTATGGTGCTACGGCAAATGAAGACAATGCAAGCTTACCTAAACCTGAAACTTTAGAAGTAATCGTTGCACAACTACAAATGCAAATTGCTAAAGGGAACGTACAATTAAGAGATACTCAAAAAGAGTTAGCGAATGCAATGCTTGAGATTTCAAAACTTAAAGGAAGTGTTGAATAATGTGGCCAACATTTGAAAGTATTAAATATTTTTATGACATTAACTGCTACACTAACGATGCTATTAAAACCTATGTTGAATTGGGGTGTTTAACTAAAGAAGATTACGCAAGACTCACTAAGGAAGAATATCAAAATAATAAAGAAGATGGAATACCAGAAGGTCACTATTAATTTAGTGACTTTTTATTTTATAGAAAGTGGGTGAATGCATGAACGAACACTTTACCATACGGGATAAACTAGCCACATTATCTTTATTTGGATTAGGCGTGTTTGTAGACATACGTGGCTCCTACTGGTTCACAAGCCCTGAAAATGTAACCAAAGAGAGCGATTTTTACCAAGCGTTAAATGACGTTATGCCTATTTGGATTTGGGGTCTATTACTGCTTATATTCGGGACTTGTCTGATTCTATCAAGTTTATTTTTTGGCAAACGATCTGTGAAAAATACTTCGAATTACTTTATGTTAATAGGTGGGTTAGGAAGTGCCATCATACACTTCTTAATGTCATCGGCAGCTGTGTATAACGCGCTTAATTGGATAACACCAGCACAGTTTATCGCTATAACAGCGTGGCTTGGATTTGTTGGTTTCTTAGGTGGTTTGGGTATTTATGGACGAAAATAAATATGTATTAAGACACGAATGGGAAAAATCAAGAGGCAAACTAAACGAACGCATAAACGAAGTAGACAGCAAACACACAGACAATTTTAATAGTTTGTTGAATAAAGTAGATAGACAGACATTGCTGCAAGAGAAAGCATTTGAATCACAATCTAGGTCAGAGAAACATTTAGAAAAAATGAGTGAATCATTATCGACGGTAGGGACTAGAGTTACTGATTTAGAATATGAAACAAAAAGTCATGATAAAGAAATTAAAAGTTTGCAAGGAACTGTAGAGGCAGAAGCAAAAGGCAACAGAGAAGTAATCGGCTACTGGTTGGGATTTGCGGGTGTTGTATTAGTCCCACTTATCTCTGTGGTAGCAAACATCTTCTTTAAATAAGTCGGCACTCATGTGTCGGCTTTTTATTATACAAGGGAGTGTTTAAATGGCTATATTTAAAAATAAAGATGTACAAGCTAATATCAATAATAAAGGTGTGGACTTAGGAAACATTGGTGCTAATTTTTACACAGAGGATGACAACACAAGTTCTATCCGTATCTATATTAAATGGAATGGACAGCCCGTTGATTTAAACACAATAGATATGAAACCTCGATTAGATTTGTTTCTACAAGATAAATCCATATTCCTAAATGAGCCTGTGGATGTTGTTCTACCTGAAAGTGGACTTATCCAATACATCATACCAACGAAAATCATCAAGCACATAGGTAAAGTTGACGCTAAATTATTCCTTGAATCTGAAGAACGTTCTGTACACGTTGCTAACTTTAACTTCATCATTTCAGATAGTGGTGTGGAAGGAAAAGTTGAAAAGGAAATAAGTGTAAACATTGTCGACAATGCAGTACGTAGAATTGTGAAAGATAACGCGATTGAGTTATTAGGGGATGATTTCGAACAACGTTTAAACACAGATGTAGTTAAGCATTTGGATAGTAATCCTGAACTGTTTAAAGGTGCAAAAGGTGATACTGGTGAACAAGGAATACAAGGAGAACGTGGTTTTAAAGGTGATACAGGAGAACGAGGACCACAAGGTGTACAGGGACCTAGAGGTTTCAATGGTCAAGATGGACTGAATGGCGCTAGAGGTGAAAAGGGAGATAAAGGCGAAAAGGGAGAACGTGGTGAACAAGGAAATAAAGGTGAAAAAGGGGAAGATAGCAACTTAATTAATTTTAGCAATATGAATATATTAAATAAAATTTTTCTTAGATTTCCTGGTTATAACGATTTAGTCAATTCGAGTGGAAACACATATTACTATCCACAAGGGATGGCGTTAGATGAAAAATATTTATATGTATTATTCAGCCCTACGGGTAACGGTAATACAAGACGTTTAATTGTAGTTTACGACAGACTTACTAATGAAATAGTCACAAAATTCTTTGCAGGAAATGCTGGTGGTGAATCAATCCATGTAGAAAAAGAATCTACAAAGCGTTATTTATATTCTAAGTCGAGTGCAAGTGTATTAGGTAAATATGATATAACGTCACTACCGAAGGATATGAGTGAAATAACGCCTGTTACAACTTACAATATAGGGTTGAATTACAACTTTACTAAAAATAATAATAACTGGATTGTAGAACAAGATTCACCCACTAAAAGCAATACTACTACACGCGAGATGTTTGCAATTTACCCAAATAACTTTGAAAGCGCAAAAGGTTATTTCAGTATAAATCCAAACATAGGCGGTTTATGGGGAATGGCTTACAATTTTGATACACCAAAAAGACAAGGCATTGCAACTTTAAGTGGAAACCTTTTCCAAATTGTTGGTGGAAATTATTATGTTGGAAATCCGTATACACCTTATAGAGCACAAGGAATTCAAATGCTAACTTCTGACGGTAATATTTCGAAAAATTATACTTATAACCCTAATGAATTAATAAACTATTTAACTTCGCAAGGTGAAAAAGTAAATCGCATAGAACACGAAAGCGGCTTTGCATATGACAATAAAATATATTCTCTAGTAGTTTATAATTTTGAAGTTCCAAATACTACTGCTCAAGATCACAAATTTTGTTTGGTAGAATATGGCAATCCTAATTCTGAAATAACAATGGGGAAAAATAGCGAGATTATAGCTAACAAAAATAGCGATCCTTATATGGCACCAATAAACGGTAAATTAGTTAATGAATTTAACGGAAGTACAATTACTAACATTCGGGATTTAGTTAAATATATGTTCCATAGTAATAAAACTTCAGTTGTTTTCTATTCTTCAGATGTAAATATGAAAGATGAAAATAATTCAGATTTAGTCGGTGGTATTACTGTAAGAATAACATCCGCTAAAATTGGTATATATTGGATAGAATATATGCAAAATAGACAAAGTAGAATTGTGTTATTGACATACGTTGACAGTTCTAATTCTTTTACCGTATATAATCAAAATGTAGAGCCTGCTAAATCAAACATTAATTTAGATACATTTTTAGAAACCGCTAATTTTTATGTAACAAACAGCACCAATGGCCCTAGTGGTGTTAGTGCTCATGGATTTGTAGAATCAAGAAACACTGGAACAAACGGTCAACAAATATTCAGACCATATAATATAGCAACTAGATATTTCAGATATTATACAGGCGGTGCATGGTCATCTTGGACGACAATCTAAAATAAAATCAAATTAAGTCACTCCTAACGGGGTGGCTTTTTATTATGGAGGTTTTTAAAAATGGAACAGATTATAACATTTGCAGGGATTATCTCTGTATTAACTATTGCACTAACAGAAGTAATAAAACGAACAAAAGCAATTCCGAAAAATATTATACCAATTATTTCAATATTTATTGGTGTGGTAGTAGGTGGGTTAACTGCATTTATACCAGAAATTGTTTCTGAATTATCTATAGCAGGTCGTTTGTTAGCTGGGTTAATAAGTGGTTTGATGGCCACAGGAATATGGGAAACATTGCGTACTCGTGAAGGCAGCACTAAAGAAACCAATAATAAAATAGGTGGAGGTAATGTGAAATGACAGAGAAATGGAATGGTGTTCCAGTTAAATATGATTGGTTACCTATAGGAACACGTAGAAGTGGGCAAAAATTAACAAGTGGTAAGCCAATTTTTGCAGTTGCTCATGATACAGGAAATCCAAACACTACAGCACAAGATAACGTGAACTACTATAAAAACAGTTATAATATTGATTGGTCATTGGTTGCTAGCGCGCATATTTTCGTAGACGATAAAGAATGCATAGTTTGTATACCAGTGACAGAAAAGGCGTGGCACGTATTATATAATACACCTATTGATAATAATTGGTATAATGCTGATGCAAATGATGCTGCTTTCGGCATTGAAGGCTCTTATTTTGATGATAAAGCACGTTCAAAAAAGTCATTAGATAATATGGCACGTGTTATGGCTTACTTATGTAATTATTGGAAAATAGACTATAAAACAGAAGTTCCAGGACATCAAGATATTCAATCAGATAAAGTAGATCCCGGTAATTTATTGCAAGCTGCTGGTTACTCTAGGAACGTAAGTAACTTTGATAAACAAGTTGCTAAATATATCAATGGTGTTAAGGAAGATAGTAACAAAGAACCATCTAAAGATTTATCAGAACCAACTAAAGAGAAACCGAAAAAATCGCCACAGTCTAGCGTTGAGCTTAGAGAAGCTATCAAGTATATGAACAGCCTAAAAGGTCAATACATCGACTTTGATAATGCTTTCGCTTATCAGTGTGTAGACCTTATAACAGACTTTGTTTACCACGTAGCAGACGGCTATAGAATGTGGGGCAACGCTAAAGACTTACACATCGTCAACGCATTGCCTAAAGGCTGGAAAGTGGTCGAAAACACGCCTAACTATATCCCACCTGTAACAGCTATTGCTGTGTACACAGAGGGAATATATAGCAAATGGGGTCACACAGGCCTAGTGTGGGATAACAGTGGAGGTACTAAATCATTCACAATATTAGAGCAAAACTATGATGGAAATGCTAACTCACCAGCTAAATTAAGAACAGATAACTATAGTGGATTAACACATTTTATTGTTCCAGATTTTGCAGATGACAGTGTTGATTTAACCACAATTGGAGACATAAAACCTAAATCACCATCTAAAGGTCAATCATTGAAATTAAACAGCATTCCACCTAAGAAATTAACGTGGTCCAACCAACCATACTTCAAAGCAGTTGCAGACAATGCTGGTGCTACAATTTGTAGACCTAACCATAACAATGTAATGGTTCTTACAAATGAAGTATACGGTCAAGGAGACGTATTCTATGTGTACGAGATTAGAGATGGTTGGGCTAGAGTATACAGTGCTAGTAACAACGGCTATGTTTGGTATGAACGTTTAAGAATTACAGAAGTATACAAACCGGGTGGTGGAGAAAATCTAAAAAACAAAGCTGATAAACAAACTGTTAATCAGAAGGACAACTCTAAAAAAACAAGTGGTTTGAAGGTAGGAAGTATTCCACCTAGCAAAGTTTCTTGGAGTAAAAAATGTAAGTTTAGAGGTAGAGTTGACCATTATGGGGCAACTATTGCTAAACGTAGTGGCAAAAAAGGAAATTACAATTGGTCATTAACTAACGAAGTTTATAAGGCTGGTTATGATGACTTTTACATTTTTGAAGTTTTAGACGGTTGGTGTCGAGTATACTCGCACAATAATAATGGTTGGGTATGGCACGAACGTTTAAGAATAGTAGAAGTTTATTAGACATGCTATAATATAAGTAGAGTTAATAAGTTGTTACTATGATTTGTTACCACCACGTAATCATACTAGGGTAGGCACATAGCGGTGCTTGCCCTATTTTTTTATGCACAAATAAACCCACCTTAATTGGTGGGTCGCGTGTCAAATACGTGTCAAAATGTTTATGTTCCGTTCTATTCCGTTCTAAAGTATATACACTAAAATCCTTTAGTTATGCGGTTTTCGATTATATCCGAAAGTATACAAATGCCCTCCCAGGACGCTAATAACGTAAAATACATAATAAATTATGTGTTTACTGACTAGATCGCTAATATATTAGCGGTCTTTTTTTGTTTTTTTACATGCGCAGTGAACAACATATACTGTTAATTTATGGCTTAATAAAGTTAAACTGCTAATTGCAAAATAGGGTTACTTATGAAATTTGTTATTGAATCAAGTAAATTATACTCAAAATATATGAAAGTTTTGTCAGAAAGTAATGCTTTAGCTAGTAAATTTAAACGCGGCTTTGATCATATAGTTATGGCATAACAATTATTATTATATATTGTTGTAATCATTTAAATTTATTAGTTGCTTAAATTGTATATAGACGATTAAGACAATAAATATGTTTTAGGCTAATGCTAAGTGGTATTGAATATATAACTATAAGGTAATATAATTTAATGATTATTTGCGTTTGCGCTACTTCAATTTGAAGTGGCGCTTTTTTGATGTTTGTATCGAATCAATAAATGCATGTATAAACTGTCAGATAAAAATATTGAGAAATACCACAACAAATATAATCATCGTTAAAGCATTTGTTAATTTTATTTATATATAAATTTTATAAATAAATTCCATTTTGTAAATTGTATGACATGGAATTGCGTAAAATACAGTTGGGCATTCAAAACTGTAAACCAATGTATCTTTTGCTACAGTTTTTACTACTATTTAACGAAGTATGAAATAAAACACAAATTTATATGCAAATGTCTTATAGTTATAGATAACAAACGATACTTAATTAAATAACAAATTAACAGTATCGTTTAAAACATAAAAAGCAGTCATAAGCATTTATCTTATAATAAGGAGTGTTTATAATGGAAGGTTTATTTAATGCAATTAAAGATACAGTACAAGCTGGCATAGCAGGAGACGGTGCTAAATTAGGTACAAGTATCGTAAGTATCGTAGAAAACGGAGTAGGTTTAGCAAGTAAATTATTTGGATTCTAATATAAATATATAAATAATAAAGGAGAAATAAATTATGACTAAATTAGCAGAAGCAATTGCAAACACAGTAGAAGCAGCAAAATCAGGTAACGGTTCAGAATTAGGTACAAGTATTGTAGATATCGTTTCAAGTGGTGCAGGTTTACTAGGAAAACTTTTCGGATTTTAAAAAATAGCAGATTATTTATTCTAAATAATGTAATGAGGAGTGTTTATAATGGAAGGTTTATTTAATGCAATTAAAGATACAGTACAAGCTGGCATAGCAGGAGACGGTGCTAAATTAGGTACTAGTATTGTAGATATCGTAGAAAATGGTGTAGGTTTAGCAAGTAAATTATTCGGATTTTAA